CAGTAGAATATTAATAAGATTCAAAACCGATATCTAAAGACGTGCCCACAGTGTATGTGGTCACGACCTTATCACCGCCTTCAGCCATATGCTCACTATAGTTAGTATCCCCGTATGTGTTATAATGGCCAGTCGTAGTCAACTGATAGTACATGGGAAAAACTAGCAAATAGGGGCGGGCGGACGGGTCTAGAGAGCGCTGTTCACAATCCACATATGTGGTGTATTCAGCCCCATTCACATTTGTGGGGTATTCAGCTGTGGCAAACCAGTTCTTGGTATAACTGGCTTGGTTGCAAAGTGTATCGACATCAGTCTGACCGGCATAAGTGGACTTAGCCCACTCGGCGATCAGCACAGCAACCCCAACAGTCGTGGCGCCGGCGGATGAGTTATAAAAATTTAACTTAAACCTAACATGAATAGCATCCCCCCCGGCGGCAACAATGATGGGGCGCCCATACGTTGACTCAGTGGACGCGAAGATCCTACTGGTAGCGCTTGGGCATGAAAATGCACGCGTGGTAGTCAGGTATTTCCCCAGTGAATACCACCCGTTCTCAGACAAAGTCGGTGCGCTTGCTAGTGCAAAGGAAGCACGACCGATGGAAATAGTATTACGGATAGACATTTACAATTTAGCACAGTAGTCGAACACCCCATCCACATACAAGTAGTATAGGGGGGTCGCAGCTGGCGTGTCCTGTGTAACAAGCACCAGCCGGTGTTGCGCACCGGAGTTCATATTGGCCGTTTGCACTGTGGTGACAAATTCGTCATCCTTATTATCTTGACGATGCCACTCAACGACCAATCTAGCACCAATAGGGCCGCCAACACATCCTTGTTTTAATGATGCGTTGGCCAACGTGGTGACGGCCGCGGCGCCATTGTACTCAATGTAAGCAATGGACTGACCAGCGGTGGCAACACCCTGAATTGGTTGAAAGACGAACCTAAGGGAACGAATGCGGACCTTGCCGTAGATACCAGCAAGCTGGGTCATCCTGGAGCACATGGCATTAGTAATAGCCAAATACCCAGAGTAGTTCCCAGAACCATCCGACTTGATAGGGTCCGTAGTCATGCCGGCAGAAATCTGCACCATCTTCCACACATTAATTTCATTACCTTTTTCGGTGTAAGACCTCAACTGTTGCTGACCCATCTGGACCATCGATGGGTTTGCTGCAAACAGACCACGCCCAATACCACTCTGAGATGCTAGAGTGAGCTGGCGTGAGGTGTTTTGCGCGGAAGGTGAGGCGCCAAGACGGCGCCGGGCGTCGCCCGCAGCCGCGCGATTATAGTTATCGCGCCGGCGTGGGTCGCCACCGACATGAAAGGCTAAAAGTCGCCTCAAACTTGCCGCCATAGAGCTGGTGGCTGCTCCGCCCAATCGCCTGGGCGCGGCTGCGGACGTAATGGCCCGCCGACCATTTGATGAATTATTTGACATGGCACATAATCACTCCGGTTCGTGTGCCAACGAAAACCCGGATGGGCCAGAATTATCTCTACACGCATAGGCCTGATGCGTGTGAGGCTGATCTTCTGTTCTATATTTAAACACCCACTGATAGTAGAGACCATAGTCCCTGGTGTGTCGCCCGGGAAACAATACGTCAGCTGCCAGCAAGCTGATGACCTAAACCCGGACCTTGCCCCATCGGTGGCGCGAAGCATCACCAGGCAGGAGCTAGCCTATCTCAACCACGATTGGTGTTGACGATAAACCCGTGCCGTGTCACACGAGTGTTACGCAGCATGTCGAATGCGACATTAAGATCGCGAGGTCTTCTAAGGTCCATTATGGGATCAGACTTCGCGCTGTGAACATAATCAACAACATAAACATTGGCAACGGTAATACAATCTGGGGGAATTAGGTGCGCCATGCAGACAGGCACACGACGTGGCTCCTCGGCCATAGACAAGAATTCTTGCTCAACTCGCACTTGAGTGGAAGGAGCAATTCCATACTTGTCCATAACAAGACATCTAGTCGATGGTGATATGGTTGTCGGCCGCAAGATGAATGAATGTATAGCGTTGAGCATCTTGTCGCGGTACCACGTTCCCTCCAGAGATCTGGAAACAATTTTAATCATTTTATAAAAACGCACATCTTCGGTCAAATTGATGACCCGAGTCATGAATGCAGCTATGAGCGGGCATGATGGGTACATAAAAGCATAGGACATGGCCTTCGCACGCATTAGCGCGCGCAACGTCGCCTTGCTAGCCCGAACATACTGCCTAGAAGCCCAGCCAAAAGACAGAAGCACTTTTGTTGGATCGGTAATCAATTCACCTGAGATGGAATCACATTCAAGTTGGCAGAATTTAGCTTCCTGAGCGGAGTAGGATAGGTCCATCTTAACGGTGAACCCATTCTCTACCATCTCTTGAGCCAACCTCCTCGAATTGTTAACGCACGAGCTATTGGTGTATATGGCATCATCTCCCTCGACAAGACCACTGACTTCAGCCAATCCAAGTTCTGAATTAGCGAACAAGAGGCTCATCAAGTTGGTGAAACCATTACCAAAGGAAGTATGATTATCCCCGCTCATGCGCGCCTGGACGCCTCGAAGGACGACGCCGGTGGCTACAAGAATGTTGTCACGACCCACAACCTTCTTAATAATCTCGTCAATTCGGGAGAAGTCCGGATTGTTGCGATACATGAATCTCAACAATTCAAGTTCACATATCGTAGCGGTTTGGACGTCCACTGCGGCCTCAAACGCAGTGTGGTCGGTGCCGTAAAACAACCGACCCGGCGCCTCCAAGCCGGCCAATACACGGGCGCGCTGTTCAGGAGTCAGGTGTTTGACGAACCACCTGTTCTTGTACAGCTCATGCTCTGCCAAGTGGATAAACGGACCGAACTCACCTTTAAAAGCGAGACAGCGGCTCATTATCCATCGTGAGGCCTTGAAAGTATCGTAGGTCTCCTCTTTGACAAAGCATTTTGCCGTGCGATAGTCATCAGAAAGATCACAAGGATCATGTTCTGCGACGGCCTTCCGGATGTTCTCCTTTTCCAACAAAGTGTATGAGGTATTCTGCAAGTACACTTCCAATAGGGCCTCGGTGGTGAAGTCGATGGGTGTGATGTGGCATCGGATCCATCTCTTCACAAAACGACTAAACCGAAGCATTTTAGCACGCAATCTCGCATTATTGCGGCGGCCCACGCGTTTCAGGGCAGCATATAAAGTGGTGTAAGTATCAGCGGGATCAGCTTTGGGGCGCACAGCATCACGAAAGTATATTGGTAATGCAACAGAGACAGGCTTGCGAGGCTTCAAATTCTCTGCAATATACACTCGTATGCCAGCTTTCACAGTGGTTGCAACAGGGGCGGTGTATTCACCGAAACGGTACCCATACAACAATACATTAGTATAATAATCACCGCCCCCTATGGAAAACCCCATTCGCTAACATGATCCCGCTCTTCTGCGGCGAGACACCACGCGAGAGACACAGTAGCATTGATCACAAGATTGTCAAACCGCACAAATGCGTTCCTATCGTGGTTGATCAAATGGAACCGCCTAGCACAGCTGGTCATTGTGTCTAACATGTCCTTAAAAGGCACCATCGTAACTGCCGGTGACATGAGTTGAGCCAAAAGTTCAAAATCAATAGTCTCTCTACGAGTCCAAATGATGTGCTCCGGGCGCCAGATCATAGGCCAACGGGACACAAGACGGATCTCGACACTCCTATATACCGGGTCGTGGCGTAGGTCTTGCAATGAGTTCGAATCGGCGCGCACGTCGTTCATAACTATCGCAGGACGGGGCCATTCAGGGTCGTAATAGGCCTCCCAATGCGCAAATTTATCCGATATGACGTCGTACGCTGTCAACACCGGCACCTGATAGAACATGGGAGTGAACTTAAACAGTCCATTCGGATTCAGGAGGTAATTGCGCAAATGGCGCCACGACTCGGTCTTCCAAACCCATCTATGCATCTGCTGTAGGAGGAGCAGCAGTTGCTGGTTACCAACATCATCCCCTCTGAAGTCACGTTGCCCGTACAAGCCGGGCTCGCCGGGTTGTGCGTGATCATGGTCACCAGCTGGTTCTGGGTGCTGATGGTCATTATGTACGGGAACGGCCGCAGGAGGGGCCACGAAGGGAGGTACAACCACCACGTCATGGCCAATATCGCCATATCCTGGTGGGTTACGACGAGGCACAGGCGGGGGAATGTTAGCCTGAGGATCCTCTTGCGGAGGATTTTCCCAAAGGCCATCTTCCTCCACCGCCTCCCCCCTGGCCACAAAAGCTGGCACATCATTGGGCTGGGGTACGACGCGCGCAGGAACAGGAGGTGGTAGCAGAGCCACCTCTCTCACCGGAGCATGTATAGCCTGCTCAGGATTTGGGCGGGGTTCGTCCATTGTCAGTGGCGCCGTGCCTAAAATAGGTTGAACGGAAGCCACGTCATTACGAGGCACCGAGTATGGAGGAGGGGGCACTTCTTGGGCATTCCCAATCAATGCCGGGTTCAATCTCTGTTCGTCGACGAACCTCTCCAACCGCGCTTGGTCAGCCTCAGGACTGAACTCAAACCGCTCGTTGCTGTGATCCCCTTCGGCAAGCGGATCACGCTGCAATTGCCCTTGTGAATTACCCATTTATCAAAACCAACCACAACAAGGCATCTATCGGGAAAACCCTTCCGACCATCACCACACGGGGCAAACAGCACGGGTGCGTCTATTGGTGAGAAGGTCACATCCCTGCCACTATATACGGGCGTGGGCTAGACCCGATTGCGGGATCTACCGTGTGTGCCGCGCCGCAATCGCACAACACACGGCAGGCACAAGGCCTGCGCTCAAGAGAGCGGAAACT